TGTTCCCCTCCTGACTTCTTTTATATTCTTAATTATGTAAAAATCTTCTATGTTATTCGGAACGTTAAAACTCGAAGCACCACACCCAGTATCACCGGTAATTTGATCAATTGAGCATTCTTCCACATTCAATATCTGTCCATGTATTAAAGAACTATCATTTAGGTCTCTGAAAATCACTTTTTCTTTTTCTATTTTAACTTCCCATTGGACTATGTTATATAAATTATGGACACCCGTTGTGCACAATTCTCTGTCTATCTTATGTTCCGAGAATTTTTGTAGGAAATTATCAAGTTCAGTAAAAGCTTCTTTTTTATTTTCATACACAACTTCATTTCTTATATTGTTTTTTTTAATGTTCAATATCTCGAGTGTTTCAGGAATAGGTAAATTTTTATTCACTCTCAAAGTGTCGAATGATTTGTTGGTGAAATTAATATCTCTCGCGTGATTTAATGTGTGATTATTTACGAAAGTAATTAAAAATTTATTCCTCTCATTAAATGATTTAAAGTATAGTGGATTTTCATTTTTAATAAGTGATTCTCTATTGTTTATATTCTCTCTGACCCCCGTCGGTTGACCCAATAGAAGCGGACAAATGTATTTTATATCTTTTGGCGTTGTGTGTTTTCCCCATGTTAATAACACATGTCCAAAAGGAATTTTAAATGACCGTAAAAATTTGTTTAAGAATGTCCAATCGTTTGTTACTCTAGCTCTCTTTAACAATGATTCAAAATATTTGTGCAAACCAGCCTTAGTTATTAGATCATCATGATCGATAAATTTTATATTTGACATATTATTGTTTGTTATCCATGTTTTTCCTTCACCAGATGGTATTGAAAATGCGATTGATTTGTGTTCTAAGTTGTCTATGCTGAAATATGATTTATTTACAAATGTGTTATATGCAGGTAGATATTTGTAATATTGTTTACCAGAAACAATATCATCAAAAATGTCATTATTATATTCGAAATATTGTATGTTATATTTACAAGTCGGAGGTAATTGGTTAACATCGGATATGATAATATAGTCGGTCTTTATGTCCATTCTATCCAAGATTTCTTTCTTATCTACAAACCAACTATTTGTAGTGTACGCCTTTAATTGTCGCTGTAAATTTCTTTTGATCGATACCACATTATATTTCTTATATTTAAGTAATTCCGTCAGATGATCCGAATCTCCAAATCTACAAACTATTACATTGTATTTTTTGTTCTGTTTCGCTTTGTGTTGCTCGGCATTTTGCTGTGATTTATATGGGTCAAGATAATATAATGTTTGTTCTACGTTAAGTGTTTCACGATTAATTATTTTCTCTTTATTTCGATCTATGAAATCTCCAACCATTTGAAATTGATGCATTTTTGTTGACTCTATCTCCAATTGATGTCTGATTACATTCACAAAAGGTCTATACATCAAAGGTGAATGCTGTGAAACCACAAACTCAGGATCATCGAATACTTCATTGTCTAGTGGCGGTAAAATTTCACCAATTTCTTTGTGTATTCTTTCTCTTTTCTTCTTGTGCAATACATCCTTTCTCTTAAATTTAAGCATCTGCCTATCCATCCATTGATGCATTGTGCTGATTTTATCCATTACTTTTACAGGTTTATTTTGTTCACGATGAATGCATTTATCCCAGTACATGACGTTATAATAATGTCGTTTCGTAGATCTCTCCCCAACGATCCATAAATAAATATCTGTCGTATATCTAACGTAACCGAGAATCCTATCTTGATATCCCATAAGTTCAGCAATTTTTGTTGATTGTATTAAAATAACTTTACTATGACTTAACTTTTCTTTTATTGTACTGAACCATCGTAAAAAGAACTCATCAAACTCGGGATGAAATTGATCTATGGCTAAATCAGGATAACCTATCTTATGATGTTCAAAGCCAGAATCTATCCACAGATCATCAAGATCTACAACCGTTTTTGGGTATCTTTTAACCGTAACTCCCTTTCCAGATCCAGCAAAAGCAACTATTGCATGTGATTCAACATTCGATGGTAAAATGTCAATTTGATTTGAAACTTTTTTGTAATCTTCTATGGCATCTTTTATATGTAATTTTTCATTCTTGTAATAATCAAATTCATCAATAAATTTTTCTATATGACCATATTGATCTTTCAGTTTGGTTCCAAATGCATGTTTGTATACGAGATTCAATGCATGATTCCATTTCGATTTCAAATCGACTTCAGATGTCACTGTATTTAACAATTCTGAAAATATACCCTGTTTCTTGTGTTTCTTTTGACCATCTGTTCCACTATTATGTTGTATATCAAACGTGTCGTCTATATCTGTTGTGGCACTAACTTCTTGTGATGTTGGTGATAAGAGATTTTGACCCTCATTAGATCCAACTCTAAATGTGAAAGATTTTATAGCTTTATCTGAGTTATAATTTTTGACATATTCAACAACATCTTTCACGGTGAATTCCATTATTCTCTCCTGTTTAAATGCGCATCTTTTCATTTCTCTCTTAGCTTCTTTTACTGCAGATTGTATTTCCTGCCAATGTTCACTAACAAATTTGTCATCAAGCATGCCCATCTTGTCATGAGTCCATACATCTCTATCCGTTACAATTGACCAGTCAGGATTCGGTTCGTAAATGCCTTCCATTATGTTTTTCATCAATTCACGATCTTTCATGTTAAATTGTAACTCGTCATTGATTTCGACTCCGTGTATATCGGTCAATATACCTTTGATATGTTTTAAGGAAGTTGAGAACTTCTTGTACCTTCCCTTTATTGACATTTCACTCATATCAAAAATGAAATCATCAGTGAATCCAAGCAAACCAAGGATTAAGATGCCCAATGTTCTAAGTCGCATATCCGGCCAAAAACTAATTATCATTGATATCATTCTACATCCAACAACTTCTTTATAAGCTTCCGATCCATGTCTGTAGTCTATTACTAATGATATTTTTTTAAGGATCGTTCTCATTGGTCTCATCGCTACAACTATTTTATCACCGTTCGTTGTTGTTAGAGGTACATAGAAATGTGAAAGGTATCTGCACTGATATGGATTGTAGTTTATTATATTATCAGCAGGGTCTAGTTTGACACCCAAATCAAGTAATTTATGTAGCGTTGCATGTAATTTTTGTATATTTTCTTTTGGTCCCCAATATTGTCCGTCATCTCCCTCAACGAACCATGTTACAAAATTATCACAATCCTTTGGTGCACAATCAAAAGTTATGCATATATGCCATATTGATAAAAAACAACTACATTGGCAATTTCCACTTGATGTAAATACTCTACCGGATTTTCTCTGACCACACATCTTACATGTTACACCATCAGGACTTGATATCCATGTGAATATATCAGCTATTTTATACCTTCTAAAAGCCCTCTGGAATTCAGGCGCAATGAATTTCTTCATTAAAAGATATTCAATTGTTTGAAAAAATGTTGTCATTGTTGTGTCATAAGAAGCATAATCCTTACTCATTCCCCAAATTTCCGAATCAGGTCTTCTTCTTTTCCAGTCATTGATTGCAGCCCATTGCTTGGCACCGCATTGTGAAGGCATCATTGCATTTGTGATATGTATTTCAAATCTCATGTTCATGTCACTTTCGTGGTATAATATGTTGTTCACATTTGCTAAAAGCATCAGCCATATTAGTCTCATTATACCATTTTCACAAGAAATGATTCTGGGGATCGGCTCACCGTCTATAATCCGTTTAGCATCTTCCAAGTTCTCTACCTTGTTGAATAAATGGAACATTGTATTGATTTCACCTTCATCAGAGTTTACAGCTTCCCATGCTTCATTAAATTCTTTCTGAAATCTAGGATCATTCATTGCTTCACCCAATTTGAGTCCAGGATATTTATATGCAAGAGCTTTTGTTAATGTACTTTGATTGTTTGCAACTTTCTTCAGTTCCTCCCATGTTAGTGGTTTTGCATATCCTCTTTCATCAATGTATCCTTTCTCTCTCAAATAGTCAAATTTTCTATCGACACAATTTTCTTGTTGATATCCATTGATGTAATTTATGATGTTCTCCGATAACACAATCTCGTCTTCTGTGAGCAATCTAGTGCTTATGCTACCACCGATTCTAGTGGCTATCGCAATATTTCCATATTTGTTTGCAGGCGATGATGTCGCAATTGATCCGGCTATATTTAGTCTTTTTTGCCACAGATCCCATAAGATATTTACTCTAGAGCTAAGATATGATGAATTCGAATACCAATTAACAACCTGACATGCAATTTTCAGACAACCTCTTCTACCAGTTAGTTCCTGAACAGAGCAACCTTCTTCCAAAGCCTCGTCTAACCAAGTGTTTTTATATTTCGTGTTAATTATATCGTTTAAAGCGGTTTTGAACATTTCACCATATTTACCATCTTTTAACCCATTAAATTGTGTGAGTAACATTTGGTTATCGTCGGTGATCCAATCTGTCATATCAGTGTGATTTTCAACCTCTTTTCTAAGTTTGCTTATGAATACCTCATCATTTTTGGGCGCTCTAACTATTTGTCTGGCCTTTTTATACATATCTTTTATGAGTGTACTATTTGTTCTACAAGCTTTGAACGCAAAGTTATCATCTGTTATTTCAGATATTGAAGGAAGAGTCATTAACTTGAATAACGTTTGTTTTATACCCCTCCAATAACCAACCTGTGTGCCAACCTGTGGTGGTAAGTCGTTGTAACTTTTGAACAATATCCAATGATCAGAAGAAGCATCTGGTGAAAATTGATCTGCTGCAGCAATTGACATAAAGAAATCTTTTGAAATTTTAGATAATATTTGAACCGTCTCTTCGTTGTATAAACTAGAACATCTAAATAGTACATTACCATTATTTTTTAAATTTGTTTTGATCCACCTCGAAACGTTTTCTAATCTTCTGTTTGTAATATCAACATCAAAACATCTCTCCCTGACGGTTTTGTCATAATCAGATGGTATTGAGAATATTGCGGTACCAATTTTAAATTCCATTTCTATATTATCAGAACATATTTTATTAATTATCTCGTTTGCTTCGTTATCTAAAAGAACACTTTCCACACTTTTGTATGATTCTATGTCCATTTCACTATCACCACGAAGAACAATTTTCGAAAGATCCTTCATTTCACAGCATTTAATGTGAGGTACAATACAATACATTCCACTCTGCATTTTTGCGTAACAACCTCTTCTAATCATGCCATATCCAGCATTTTTGTTTTGCGAATTTAGGAAACCTTTGATAGCTGTTAAATCTCTCATATCAAATATTGATTCATATTTTGTCAAATTTTTGTTTTTTTTGTACACAGTTTCGTCAATATTTAATTGTGGATCAACCACAATAAATTTAAATGATTTGCCAAAATTTGAATAAGAGAATAGATCGGTTAAATTTGGTATATCAATATCTAAGTCATAATTATACAAAGCTTCACG